GATATAGTTCACCTTCAGGGGTAACATAATGTCTCTTTCCATTTCTATTTTCATTCATCATTCCAAACGACAACTCTGGTCGATTGGCAAGATGTATAAACTTTTTCATAATGTATTGCCAGGAAATCTCTTCGATTTTTTAAGATCCTTTATTTTATCTGTATACCAACTTGGAACTTTATTATTTTGTGAATGTTTAGTTTTTATATTATCATAACCAAAATATGGAGCATGCATAACTTGTGTTACTTCACCATTACATTTAATACTCATGTGTTTGGTTTGAGGTATATCTTGTTGACAAGGAGTTTCACAGGGCGCATTACGATCTGCTATTTTTAAAGTCTCCTCAAATGTATGTCCACATTCTGAACATTGATAATCATACGTTGGCATCTATCGTTTCCTCTGTTCTTATAATCCAATCTGGTGCTGTTCTAGTTGCTCCCTCTGGAGCACTCCATTTACAATCATTATTATCAACCCACCATCGATAAAAATTTCTATATCCCGCAATAGTGTTTTGTAAGTCATCTTCTAATTTAGTTTCTTTAAATTCTTCTGGAACTAATGAGGAAGGGGAAGTGAAATTACTATCGGGAATATTTTGGGGAGTATGACTTAACTTATTATACAACGTATTCCAATCTTCGTGCATTCCATCAAAACGATACCAATATTCTTTGTTCATCCAAAACCAAAGATCATGTAACCATTGATAGTTACTCTCTGCATCTTTAGCCCAAGCTACCTGAACTTCCATCTGAACATTCGGAAAGCCTGGGTCTAAAGGTTTAATGTGTTCAATAATCTCACCTTCTGGATCTAAGATGTGATGTGCATTAGATAATATCTGAGAGTATACAGGAATCATTTCATGTATATGTTCATCACAATGTGCAAATGCACACATTGACGGATCACTATCGAAAAAAAATATATTCAACTGACTTGCATGACTAAAAAACATAATTACAATCTCATACTATTTGGCCTATAAAAAATATGTGTATCTATCTTTGTAGTTACCTTTTTCTTATTCCACCCATTAGGAATATTAATATAACTAGCGTGATAAAAAAGTGCACCATCTGTAATATCTGGCAATTCTTCTGATCTCAATAAAACATATTTTGCCAACTCTTGTGCATCTTCCCACAACCTTGATCCTTCTCTTGGATCATCACCTTTACCATCACAATACCACGAAAATTGACAACGATCCCTTACAGGATAAAGTTGACCATTTGCTCCGGTATAATGTGGTCCTTCATAAACAACTTCACAAACTGAACTTGGAAAATGTTTTGAATCAACTCTATTTAATGTTACATGGGCTACAGCTAATTTCCCTGCCGTACTTTCGACTGCGGCTTCAAAGAAAATATTCTTTGCCATACATGTAACTTCTTTATCGTCTATTACTAAACTTTTACTAATAACGTTTTCTGCTATTTCAATTAATCCACTTGTTGTTGTATTTTGTGGATGCATGTAATAGAAATCTCCTTTAGGAGATGTTCCTGAAAATCCTGTCATTCCAACAGAAGCAATGAATAAAATAAGAAGTAAAATAATTTTCTTCATAGTCCTCTTACTATTGGGTTAACGTTCCTAGAATTTCGCTCGACCCCTTCGGCGACTTCTGACAACAGTTTCGTTTCCTGAACCTAATTGAGAATCTTTAATATATTCTTCAATATTAAAATCCGATTCAATAATATCAGGTCCTAATCCACCTCTAAATGTTTTTCTTTCTTCATCGTAATTTAAAGTCATTATTGCATTTAATGGTGGCCCAACAAATCTTGCTGTGACAGAACGTGGCATAGCTGAAGAAGTATCATAATCTATACGCCTAATTTCGGCGTGACTAACCTTTTCAACCCCTTCAGATATACGCTTAAATTTAACTATCCTATTTTCAAATTTATTTACATCTATCATTATGGTAATATTTCTGGAAAAGTTTCCTTGACTAATTTATAAGTTAAACCTCTATACTTTAACTTTTTATCTTTAACTTGAATTACTACTTTAGCCTCTTTGGGATGTAATCCCTCTAACATCTGAATAAAAAGTGACTCCCTTCTTAATTGAGTAAGTCCGTCATGACCCCCTTCAATGTATAGATAAAATTTTCTAATATTGGGATATAGATATGTGGGATTATACTCATCAGGAGATCCTACACATTTGTATGGTGGCTCTCCAGAAGGTAGAGCAAATTTTATATCTGGATGAAAGGCATATTTTAATAAGTCCTTTAGAGGATTTGATTCGTTTTCCAATAAGACTTTCTTTCTAGCCTCAATGGAATTCGCAGCTGCTACATCTTCAAAAATTAATGGAATACTTCTTATCGCCATAAATTAAAACTCCGATAAACTTTCTGTAAGGTTTTTCAATCTATGATTTATAAAATATGTGAGTAATCTTTTTCTATCACCAACTGCAATAGTTTCAAATTGTTTAGTTATATTTATACGAATTGATGAAGGTACTTCACCCAAATCAACTAACTGTTTGTTTCTATTATAGTTTCTTAACATCTCACTACTACAATACATATCTGGATCTAGTTCATACCAAGCATCTACTTTCTTCTTGGTTATTGGTTTCTGGCGTCTTCCTTCATCTATAAATACATTATCATCACTCATAATATTTGGAACACCATCTCCAACATCACCCTTTATAATTTTTTCATGAAGATTCCACTTAGCATCTCCTTCTACAAACTTCTTTTGCATAGGGGAATATTGTCTAACATTAAAACCATGTAATTGAACAAAATCTTTATCACTTGATAATATCAAACTTCTTTCATTTATTAATTCTACTAATACAGCGATAATATCATCTGCCTCTGCCTTCTCTACTTGAACTAATTTATAAGGAAACCATTCTATTAATTCTTCTTTTAATTGATTTAAAGATTCGTAAAGATTATCCCAATCTATTGAAGTGGCCGCTCTAGTCTTTTTCCTAGACGCCTTGTAGTTTGGAAATATATCTTTACGCCATGTCTTTCGATCATCACAACATAAAATTAATTCACCAAACTCAGATACAAATTTGGTTCTATACATTCGTAATGTATTTAATACCGCAGGTCTAATTACATCCATATCTACAGTAGCAAATTTGGATGCGGACATATATGAACCGATAAAGATTTGAGAAAAATCAACTAACTGTGCCATCTACTACTTTTTTTAATTTAGGTATATATTCATCTATATGAACAAATGATTCTCCAGACAACCAACGATAATCTACCATTAATTTTCTTTCAATTTTTTTCTTATCACGATTATCTTCATAAGACTGATCTACAAATGAACCAAAGGTAAAATCTATTCCATCTGGAGGATCACCTATAGTATTACTTAATTTTTTAAAAAAGTCACCTACTAATTTCTCCATAGGCCAATCTTTTTTATCATAAGTACAAACCCATTTAGGTTTATAAGTATCACCATCTTCAATGTATTCTAATTCATCTCCTATTCTAGAAAATGTGTGTTTATAATTTTTATAAGATCCAATTCCTAATACATTATAATTTGTAGATAATAACATTGCTGGATTAGTATACAATCCGTCAAGGTGTATATCTTGTTGTGACATTTCATCCCAATCTATTTCTTTTTTATACACCTTCAATTCTTTTCTATGTTTTCTTCCTTGTCTATCACAATAATAATCGTATGGGGGTTCTGTTTCATCTTCCCACCCTGCAGCCCAATATTGATTATTATCATTTAAAAATTTAGTTATTCTTTTTGAAACTTCTGCATCAAATTGTCCACCTTCATGTTCACGATGTACACCCTTTTCACCATGAATTGTTTGTATAGTTATTTCCGATATATTGTGGTTTGCTAATTTTTGTATATCTGAAGAAAGTCTATCCAAATCTTTATTTAAGTTTCCTGTATAAAAAAAGATAACATCCGACATTGTAAATAATCCTAATGAATTTGCATAGTCTATAAAATCAAAAATAATAGTATCATTTTTTGGTGTTCTTCTTTTTTGTTGCTTTACTACCTCTTTATCAAAACTTTGAACACACGCCACTACTGTATTGAAGTTATATTCTTTTACTACATCTAATTGTTCCTTATTCCAATCTGCCATGTGGAATTCCATTAACTTTCTTTTCGTTTGTTTGAAATTAGGAATAAGCTCAAATATATTATTCATTATTTCTGCAGACATTAATGTTGGAGTTCCACCACCCCAAAAATAATTGCGGATGAGATTCGAACTTAATATTGGTTCATAAAACTTAATCATATCAGGAAGATATTTTGTATAATAACGATGGAAAGCATCTTTTTCAAACATAGTACCTTTATAAGTACAATAGGTACATTGTTCTTTACAAAAGGGGCTATGGACATATACTCCTGTTTGTAACTTTGTATTACTCCACAACGTTAAAATATCTTCAGAGGCAAGTTCTTTCATATTATTCAATTATTTCAAACTCAGCTTCCTCTTCTACTTCTTTTCTAATTTCTGCTTTTTGTTGTTCCACCTCAGGCGTGTCTTGTATAGCGTGTAAAAATTGTAACCATTGTCCACCACGTAAATCCCAATTATAAAACATATCAAAATAACTTCGTTGTATCTTCAAAAGATTTTGTACATCATCATCCCAAAAATGTCCAATAGCTCTTCCCAAAATATGTCCATGTACTTGACAATGTTTATCTGCGTCTTCTTCGTAACCATACATCCACGGGAAGTTTGCTCCTGTTTCGGGCAATGCACCAAGATTAGGAACTACACCTAAACATCCTGCACTCATTGCTTCAATTAAAGTAAGACAACTTGTTTCCTCATAGATACTTGGATATGCCATAATATGTTGACTAGGCAACATCTTTCTAATATCATCATTAGAAACAGTACCATGATAATTAACACCATCCATTTCTCTTGCACGTTTATAAATGTGTCTAAACTGTTCATCTAAATGTCCACGATCATAAATCTTAAAACTTGAATAAATGTTTAACTCTGCATTTAATCCTTCCTTAAGTTCTTCCCTCATGAACTCCCACGCATTCAAAAGTAATTCCATTCCTCTATGTGGTGTAGAAAAATAACACACATTGATCTTACCATCGTTTGGCTTTTCATGTGCTGGAATAGGATAAATTGCATTTTGAATTACTACACCTTTTTCATAAGGAAAACCTAGAAGCACTTTAAATTGATGTTGTTGCCAATGACTGACAAAAACTATTCGTTCAAATTGTTTCCAACTTTCTGGATCTTTTAAAAGTTGTACTTCTGGATCATTTGCCAAATCATGAATCCAAAGAATTCTTTGTTTATTTGGTTCTAACTTTCTAACTCTAGTACTAATGAATTGAAACTTATCTCTTATTCCAGGCTCTCTCTTATCTAATTCTCCAAATAACCAATCCCTCATTAATTCTGTACCACCAATAGCTTTAGATGATACAGCATCTAATTGTAAATTATCATTATCAGTATTGACAACAAATTCTACATCAGCATCGGGGTTTTCGATCTGAAGATCTGACTTAGATTGTTTTGGGGGGTTTCCTAAAGTATTTGGGCTTTCATCGATGTTCACTGCTTTAACCATAATTCTCCATATTTTATATTTCTCTCTATATATAGTAATACCACAGGAGAGCAACTTTGCTTTCGTGGTGAGAGAACGGGTCTATGTACCTAATTAATATTAATCAGGCGGAGAAAACCCCCACGATTACCCCTGTGGTATTTGTAATATCTTTTATTATAACATGTATATTTAAAAAGTCAAGTCATGAACTTTCCCAAATCAGCTGAAAATTGTTTATCTGTTACTGACTTCGGCCCCTTATCTCTAGGAGAAGGTTTATCAAAACTAGGGCTTTTATGTTTCTTCTTACCAAAGATAGCTTCTGGCTTGTGATCCATCCATGTTCCATCTTTGACAAGTTTTTCTAGTTTAGTATAACAATCATCTGAACAAACATAAACTGAATCTTCTGGATTATTCCACCAATGTCCAACATCATGTTTTACTGCAATCTGTGTTTTATAACAATAAGAACAAATCATAAATCTGCTGTAAATTGTTTATCTGTTATTGCAACTGTTTTTGATAGATGATGAAGTTCAGATTTTGTAGGTACATAATCTGCTTCAATCATATCTGATTTCCATACCATATTAATATCTGGATAAAATACACCCACATCACGCTTTGGAGTTCCATCTGAATGATATGCCATCGCGACACATTTCCATGTTGTCTTTTCGTTTTCTTGTGGCCCCATAAAATCGGAAATCCAATCTCCAGATTTCAAGTAGTGTTCCATATATCTAATATACGCTTTTTTACTATCTGCTAAATTCAATTCACGTTGTTTTACTTGCGGTGTCAAACCACGACCTCTTGAATTTTTTAAGTGTGATGATACTGCTTCTTTAGTTTCTTTAATCCATGCTTTAACATTTTTCAAAGATAGTTTATCATCATCGGGTTTTGCGAGAACAGACTTTGCTATATTCTTATACTCTGCCGGTTTTTTCTTTGCCCTCATTTTGGCAAGTCTTTCTCGTAACTTCTCTTTATGTTCTTCTGAAAGTTTACGAGTCTTTTTCACCTTAAGTGGTTTTCTTTTTACTTCTATTTTTTTCCTAGCCATTTTATTTCTCCGTTAAACATTCGAAAGTGTGTTTACATTTTACTTCTAAAAGAAAACTTATTAATAAAGTTTTTGTTAATTCTTTAGTAACTAACTCTTTACCATTATCAATTAAGTATTTACCATTTCCCATAGGATCAAATAGTATTAACTTATCTTCTTGATAAAGTTTATAATAACCACTTGTTAAATTTACATCTGTATTATTATATTTAATTTCTCCATCAAACCCTATCCAAGATAATTCATTATATGAAATATTGCCTTTATAATCTACTACAAAATTATGTACACTTTCTTTATTAGTAATTTGTTCGTGGACAATATTTTTAGGATCACTATAGTTTACTTTATTAATAATATAACAAGAACCATCACCACATCCATAACTACGATAATATAAATTACTATTATTATCTGTTAAAATCTTTTTATCTTTTGAATTATTACTTTGAGGTAATGGACATTTAGCTTCTGAAGTATCTTCGTGGAGTGATACTCCTAATTGATAAACTAAGCCAGTTTCTTTATTGGTAAGATAACAAGATGTGGGATTATCAATACTACTTCCAAAACTAAAAATTATATAATCTTCATCAACAACATCTATAGCTATTGGAGATTTAGTAATAGTATGTGTCTTATTGTCAGAGTCTAAAAATTTAACTTCTTCAAGTCCACCATCTGTAATTTTAAATATTTTATCTTCTGCTTTACCACCATATTCTTTTGAAGATGATCTACTATTAGAATTGGAAGAACTAATGAATACTGATCTTGCATTTGAAATATCAATATAATGTAGTTTGTTAGAAGATGAAGAATTTGTATCTGAATCAGAATATTCTTCTGGTGCATCTCCACAAGATGCCATCATTGTTGTAATCAATAAACTGTAAATAATATTTTTCATTGTTTCTCTCATAACAAAATTAAAAAAAGAAGCCATGGATTGATCCTTGTACTTCGTCACCATAGTAACAAAATCCTGTTGTCTCACGACCAGACAATTTCTACCCTGCGTGAACAATCCTTGTGTTTTCACATTCAAAAGGATTGTAACCAATCCACATCACGTTCCTACCTCAGAGCACCATTGGGGGGAGTTACCCCTAGTAGAGCCGTATACTAACGGATACTATCTCTGAACCATTTCCACCACCCCCTACTCGGAACGCTTAGGCTTATAATGCTCCATTGTAAATATATCTATCTAAAAAATACCAACCTTCGTATGGTAATTCTATATATCTTAAAAACTTAATAAATTCGTAATGCCAAAAACTCCATCCCATTTGAAATGAGATATAAGTAGCTAACATAAAAAGTAAAAAACTTATTCCAACAATTTTCACACTACCTATCATATTAACCTATCCCAGTCCAACGAACCATTTTAACACCTTTGCCAGTAAGTACATTGCCTCTGGCAAAGTTTCTAGCGGGTGCCGCCCAACCTGCGGGCTTCAACATATCGCCTTCTAGGAATTTTTTATCTCCGGCTTTACAAATAAAACCTTTAACTGATCTTTGAGCTCCACTACCACTTGTACCAGTAATCTTCCAATAACGACTACCTTCGGTAACTTCAAGTCCATTACAATAATTTTCGGTCATCTCTTTTTCAATATCTGGATTAGAAAACGATCCTCTACCTTTAGCGGCATAAGTCCATCGTTTATAATCATCTCTCATTGCTTCTAATAATACTTCAATTTCATTTCTCATAATTAACAAACTCCTACTAAATCTCCAGTTTCATCAGATAACCATTCATAACCACGAAACTTGTGATTATACATCGAGCCGTGATTTACAACTCCAAGATATCTGTCATCTTTACGATTACGAACCAAAGACCATTTCTTTCCGCTATTGTTTCGTAAACTATAACCAATATATTTGCCTTCATGTTTTGTAACTGTTACATTCTTGGCAACTTTTCCATTCAAGATAATTCTCATATTGCCCCCATATCTGCAAGGTAATTTTCTAATGCGTAGTAGGCATCTAATTCTTCAGGACGAGTATCTTCATCCAACTCTATTCCGGCTCCGTGAGCCTCAAAATAAGAACTGATTAATTCTTCTAAACTTCTGTTTAGACTCAAATCAATTCCACCAAATTCGCTTTCTCTATCAACAATCATTTTTTCTCTCATTAAAGGGTTTCGAGAGTTTCCCTCCTGCGCCTTTCGTTGAGGGGGAATGAAGGGGGCTACCCAACTCTCATCTTACATAACTATTATACCAAAAACCCGTCCAAATGTCAAGTGTTTATTAAAACTTTTTTTGAATTTTTAATTAATTCTTCTGCTGAAATCTCATAACCAAAAAAGTGTTCATCGATTTCAACAACAACATCATCAGCTTTACATTTTCTCAGAAAAGTATCTGAGACTAACAACTTGGTTTCTTTCATCGCCCACAATCTTGCTGCCTCTAATGTCTTATGTATTTCTGATGAAAGGTGTTCACCCTTCTTAGACAATTTTGCAATGTAGTAGGTTTCGTTATTCTCCATTTTTACCCTATCTCAATATGTTCTGTGATAACCATTCTTTTGCCACCACAACTCCAATGTTTAATAAATCCGGCAATGTCATCATCGTAGGACATAATCATTTCTGCCCAACCATAAGTGCCTTCTTCAAATCCTTCATAAAAACATCTTATTCTACACATTATCTCTACTCCAATTAAAAGAAGGTGATGCAGACAATACTACATCCATACCCTCTGTTGTTGCTGTGAAATCGTGACCTAAGTTTTTGAGCTCAGTAACCAAATCCCACTTGCGACTTCTAAAGTCATTAACTACTCTCTCAGCTTCTTCAAGTCTCTCTTGAATTATTCTGAGTTCTTCTAATTTGGTTTTCATATTATTCATAATATCTCCTAAAATAATTTCGTGTACATTCCAGTATGTTTCTCAAAAACTTCTACCATAGAATCATTGTAAACATTGTTGTATTCGGTTACTGATCTTTCACTTCCCATCTTAGTAACTCTAGAAAAACGAATATCGTAAAGATCCATCGAATTCAATGTAATTTTCAAATAGTTAGAACTGGTTTTATTTCTTCCAATCCTCATTGAAAGACCATCACCAGTATCGATGAAGTTTTTAGCTCCTGTCATAACACGGAATTTGTTTCCGCCAAGTTGATTTAGAATTTCTCTCGCTACACTCATAATATCTCTCGTTAAAAGTTAATCTCTCATTTTACAGGTCCATTATAACACAACTGGGTCAGGATGTCAAGTGTTTATTAGAAATTAATTCCTAATTCTTTTTCAATCTCAGTCCATCTGATTAGGAACATTGCTAACAGTCCTTTTTCTCTGCCGTATGCTTCAATTTCGTAGGGGAGTTCAAAGTATTCTTCGTAGGTTGTTGAATCACTTGTCAAAACATCTTTTCTCCAACAAAGCCCCTTTGCTCTCATCATTAGTTCTCCTGTAAGGTATTGCTTTACATGAACCATTTCGTGGGCTAATGTTCTGAGAATTTCGTGTGCCCATTCAGTAGCATCACGCTCTCTACCATAATCATCTATCTCTGCTCGATGATGATCAATGATAACTTTGAAATCTCTTGGTCGGTAGGGATTGGCATAATCTTCCAACATAGCTTCTCCACCTTCGCAGTGATGCTTTAGGTGAACATTGATGGAAACATTATTTCTCAATCGATTGGAGGGAACTAACTTAGACATCGCAAACTCAGTCATCGCATAGAGGGCGACTCTGAGTTTAGTGTCAATCATTCTCGCTTTAATATTAATCTTCATTTTGATCTCTCTCAAGTTTCAGGTATATTATAACACGAAATGGTAACAAATGTCAAGTGTTTATTTCATATATTTATGAGAGATTGGGTTTGTATTCCTTTTGCACTATGCCATCTTCGTAAAATTCACAAGGAATATTTTCTCTGACATATCGTTGATATACGTCTTCTACTTTTTCTTTAATGTGGGAAGCAAACTGTTCTGATGCAGTTTCAACTTGGTAACGGGTCAGATTAACTTGAAAGGTCATGGGAGTGTCCTTGTATAAAAGTTATATTGGTGCTACTTGCTCGTCTGTAAGATTATAATCTTCCTCAAATTTATAATACCTCTCTTTCCACTTATATAATTTTGCATCTTGCTTATTATATTCAGATGCATATCTTTCATAATCTTCTTCTGAAATTTCTGTATGTCTTTCTTGTATAGGTTTAGTCATTCATTCTCCTAGACTATGGGATTGATCGCAGAGGGCGCCCCCTACTCCTATGGTAGAGAGCGCCTTGTTAAATGAACTTCTTCCAAGTATTTTGTTGTCAACTAGCGACAAGTCTCTGATCGTATAACACTTCAGTTATTTTGTATATACGTGCCGCCTCATGTTTTCTGTCAAACTTCTCTTTAACAGAATTTAGGTCTTCCGCCTCAACCTTCTCATGACCTGTGTGCCATGGCGGAAGGGTGGTTTCGTAGTCCACCTCAAATTGTCTCATTGGAATTTAAAAGGATCTCCTTTCTTATGGGATTAAAAGGATAATGACAAAAGGGGTCATCACTTGGTAGGATCATAATTATCAAATATTACTCTATATATAATTTTCGTTATCTCCACTCTGGGCCGAAAATCCATGCAACCAAAGAATACCTATCACCCTCTTCAACAGGGGTTACACAATGATTACAATAACTTGGAAATGCTACAACCTTGCCAGGCGTTTCTTCAACTTTTGTTGAAGGTAAATAAGGTAGTTCAGTATTGTTTTCATTTGGTAAAATTTCCCATCCATCTTGAACTAAAAGATTACCACCTTTTTTCGCTGGTTTAAGAAAGACACTAAAGGATAATTTTCTATGATCTTGTTCAAAATTTATATGGTCATCTGCGTGCCATCCAAAATGTGCGTTTTCACTTTCTTCAAATTTTGCTAATTGTAAAATCATATTATTGTAATTAAGATTAAAGTCAAAGAAATCATTAGCTTTGATTGCCAATTTAAACATAACATCACCAATCTCTTTTTCTATATCATTCTCATCTTCATGAAAATTCCATATCTTAATCTTTGCGGTCATACTACATTTGTCATAACGTGGAGTACCATCATCATAATAACCGGCAGTAGAGCTATAAAGATCTACTTCATCATCAATATATTTTATAACTCTATTTCTAAAATCTTCTTCAAGAGTATCGTGCCAAAAAATAGGTTTTAACATACTATCTCCATTCCGGTCCAAAAATCCAAGCGACCAAAGAATACCTATCCCCCCTCTCAACAGGAGTTACACAATGATTACAGTATGCAGGAAACGCAATTACTTTTCCTGGTTCTTCTTTTATTTCTTCAACAAATACAGAAGGTGAACTAACATCTTCTGTTTCTATAAATTGATTTATAGTATTAACTAAAAGTTTTCCACCCTTGGCTGCAGGTTTAAGAAAAAGACTAAAAGCTAATTTTCTATTTACTCCTTCAAAATTTATATGACCATCTGCATGCCAATGAAAATAACTTTCACCCTCATCCCACCTTGCTAATTGTATAATCATATTATTATAATCGAGATCATACTGAAAATGATTATTAGATTTTAATGTTAACATATACATGGTCTTTGAGATATATCTTTCAGTATCATTTTTTTCTTCGTGAAAATGCCATACGCGATTTTTACATTTCATACCACAATTTCTATCTCTATATCCTGTAGATATATCATCGCGAAATTTTTCATCAGTTGTTTTTACATAGGGATCATAATCTATGTCTCCAAGAGGGGCGTCTTCTTCAAGATATTTTATAGTTATATCAACAAATTCTTGAGATACCTTATCTTCCCATATCATAGGTTTTAACAAACTATCTCCATTCCGGTCCGTATGTCCACGCAATTAATGCATATCTATCACCTTCTTCTACTGGAGTAACACAATGATTATAATAACCAGGAAACGCTATTACTTTGCCGGGCGTTTGTTCTACCTCTTGAATAGGAAGTGTTAATTCTTTAATGTCTGTAGATTTAGGCCAGACTTCCCACCCCTCTTGAAGAAAAAATTTTCCACCTTTCTTCGCAGGTTGAAGGCAAACAGTAAAAGATAATTTTCTCGCGAATGGATCTTGAAATGTCATGTGTCCATCAACATGCCAATCAAAATGAGCATTTTCTTCTGGCATATATTTTGCTAGGGAACAAGTCATGTTATTAAAGTCAAGATCAAATCCATATACATTATTTACAGTTACAGATTTTTTAAACATTGTTTGTGAAATCATTTTTTCAATTTCATTTTCTTCTTCATGAAACTCCCAATGTTTAAATCTTAAGGTAGGTATTAGTGATATTGGCCTCCCACACCTCCCACCACCCTCAAAAGTGCTATTAAGTGTTTCTAGTTCGTCTTTTGCTTCTTGACCTTGCAAACCATATTTTTCTTCTACTATATTAAGATAGTAATCGTAAGAAACTTTATCAAGTTCTGAGTCATCAATATATTTTATAACTGCATCAACAAATTCAGGTGAAACTTGATCTTCAACGTAGTCTGGTTTCATTCCTTCGTCCTTTCTTTTCGCTTTTTTGTTCTACTTATATTTATTTTATCTCCATTAGTAGGTTGCTTTTATTGAGTCACATAATCCTAATTTCTTTGCTTTTTGAGCACTAAGCCAAACATCATGTGGGGGAAGTAAATACTCTCTAATTTTCTTTTCATCCAAGCCAGTACATTTTTTATAATGATTAAGTATTCTCTCTGTAGTCAAATCATATTCTGTAACTGCGGCAAATAGTTCATGTTCCTTACCAAATGTTCCCCATGAATATTGATGTGAAAGGATTGAAGTGTTTGGGGTAAGTATTCTCCGGCCTTTAGTGCCCGATAAAAACATAAGTAGTCCACAAGATGCTATCATTCCTAGACCTACTGTTTTAATAGGAATCTTTGAACCTTTCATTATATCCACTAAAGCAAAACAAGCATTGAGATCACCACCTGGAGAACATATCCCCAAAGTTAGTTCTCTCTTCTTTACTATAGGTTTATTATAATTTTCGGCAATGATCCAATCAATCAAAGGTTTCATTGATTCTTGTGTCACCTCACCCATAAAGACATGATGACCTCTCATAAACATTTCACCATCTGGAGGTAACACGGGTGGCGGAGCATTAGGGGGCGGTACTTCTTTATTTGTATCTTCCATTTCTATTTCATATTCTATCATAATATTTTATCCTATAGGGTAAACATCTATATTCGTAGTAAATGTTCTACGTGTTTCGTTTTTATTAAAATGAGGATATACTGTGTGAATCACATCATAAGGATGAACAACAAATGCCCCCTCATGTAATCTTATTAGAGTGGAAAAATTTGCAAACATTTTTCCGTGACCCCCTCCAAAGAATTCAGTAAATCCATTGCGTGGATTATTTTCTCTTGTAATCTCATCTCCCATATCATCTGGAATCTTTAGTCCCATTAGACCTATTAATCCTATTTTATGAACCATATTCTCTAGCGGTGATTTTGATGTGCCTGTTCCTCCATTGTGGTTATGTACAGGACTATATTCACCCACTTTCATATCATTGATCCAAGAGGAATTTGTTTTTATTCCTTGATAGTCTATTCTTAAAATATGGAGATAATCATGAATTCTATCCTTTATCCATTGATGAACATTCTCTGGTAGAAAGTTATGATTATCTACTTTCTCTGTATCATCATTTTTATAAAAAGAAGAACTTTGATATAAGGAATATTCATCTTCAATTTTTCCTAGAAGTCTATTACTCATATTATAGAGCATTCCTTCAGATACATATTTCTCATAAAGTTTATTCATAGTGAGAACTATATCTTGTGGAGCTTCAAACACTATAAGAGTTTGGCCAGTCTCCATTCTGACATAATCTAAATGGGTATGACCTTCTTCATAAACTTTAGGTTTGTCTATTGATGATATGGACATCCTGCTTTTTTGGCTTCTTTCTGCATTTGATAATAAGCTCCCTTGAATTTAGTTTGAATCATTCTATCTGTCGAATGTTCCCACTCGATTTCTTTTTCTCCACGTTTTACTATTTCCATCTCAAGGTTATCAGCAGAACATCTTTCATAGGGTATGAACAAACATAGTGGAGTACCACGTTTAATTGTAATCTTACCATATCGTTTGAGTATTATTTGTGGATTGACTTGTGTATAGACATCAGTCCATATTGGCCCAGGCGGTACTTCAAAATCTTGATTGAAATGATAATACATAGGAAACTGATAACAAGATATTCCAGCAGGTGTCTTCATACGCCATGGGCATTCAAGGTTTACAAATCCAACGGCTCCATTTTCTTGTTGTTCTTTTGGCAACCATGTGATATATGTAATGTTGTCCATCAGTCCACCTTGAAAATCTGGATGAGGTGTTCTAAAGGTATACTGTTTACCTCCAGGTGCACCAAGAGCTCCATCTTCGAAAAGTTCTATATGAAGATCACACCACATTGGAAGTACCCAACCTGTATTAAACCAATCGTGAATAGCAGGACAAAGTTTTATTGTACCATCAGCTCTTGTTTGTAGATTGGTTTCAAATTGAGGCGTTCCGGAATCGGAATATTGAGGACCATTTATAGCCGGAACACCAGAAGTATCAGAATGAGCTGGAACTCCTTTCCACCATTTGGGAATAAATTTACTTGCCGGTTCAATAGGCGCCCATTCCTCAACACCAGGCACTACAGACCAAAATTTTACTTTATTTTCTACTGGACCGTCACCTTCATATTCATAAGTCATATTATTTCTCAATATAGATTGTTTGCACTCGTTCTTTGCCTCTATCTTCTATTTCTTTTACATCCCATAGCCATTTTAATTCATTTACTCTTCTCTCTAATTCTTCCAAGCGTTTTTCTATCTTTTCAATTTTAAATTTTAAATTTTTTTCAGTTTCGGTCATTTTACCACAT